GTAACAGTACAGTACGTTGTAAACGAAGAGGTATTAGAACAAACTGGAAACATGATGTCATTCAGTGCAGGTCCATTTATGGAATACACACCTTTGGACACTGGAGAAACTATCCATTGTATCAAAGATACAAACATAGTCAAGATTGTGTTAAACAAAACATTTCTGAATTTAAGTGAATACTTTCACTGCTTAGAGGACGTACAGCGTACAGTCGGCATTAGTAAATCAATGGCCGAGATGGATTTGGTAATGCGAGAAAAGGAAATAATGTCCTCTTCGGACTCCAATAAGGTATTCTTCCAGTAGTTAGTGAGTCCGTTGATTGATGATAGTGTCCTGTGCATGGCGTAGTAGCAGCAATGACATCTGTCCATGTCCTGACCTTTTCAGGCGTCTGCGTATGCTTTTGAGCGATGCTCGCTCGGCTATCGGTCCCAAGCCACCATGCTTACGGATGTAGCCGCAGTTCGGACATTCGTGAAGCACTACTGCCGGACCTGTGGTGTATTTGCCTGATATAGACAGTGGCAACGCTGTCGTCTTACAGACTTCACACGTCTGCATCAGACGGTCAACCAGTTCGCCCATCAACTCACCGTATGCAAGTCGAGTTTTACAAACGCTGAACCCGTGTAAACGAACTTACCATAGAGGTTGATTGTTACATTCGTATTGAGTGCAGTAGCGTCGAAGTTGAGGTTGTGTGAACCCGCAGCGTGATACACTTCAATTGTATGACCGTGAGGGAATGTACCTGACGGGTTGAGTGTGATGTCACCTGAGGTCGTAATTATCCAAATGTTGGGTCCATCAAACGTAAACGTCTGATTTGATGCAGTTGAAATAACCTTGACCTCGTTTGGTGCGAGTCTCCACGTGTTGCGAACAGGCGAGCCACCTTGTTCACGACGGGCACTGTAGTACAACACTGCATGTCCATCAGGGCTATGACTCTGCCATATCGCTCCGAGTGGTGAAGCGTTGAAAGCACCTGATTGAGTACCACCTATGGTTCCGTTCATTGTATCGAGTGAACGATTTGCATGGTCGACTGACTTAGCAGCAGTGTAATCCCCTGTTGCTCCAGAGGTAACAGGAGTCAAGTACATAGGACTGTTACTCAACAGACATCGCTTATCACTAACTGTAGGTGAGTTGAGAGATGCCGTCACATTAGCCGCCCCACCTGTCATTGTATATCGTAGGACAGCAAGTACAGTTGTTTCATGATTTACCGTCGCCCCAGTTGGACCGGGTAGAGATAGAAATGTGTCAGATGTAAGCGGAGTACCTGTGCTGGTTACAGCAGGTGTACCGAAGTGGTGCTTAACATTTGCAACGCCAGTGTTGTTGTCAGCGACTACGTAAACTGTCACAATCACATCTGAATTCGATGAGGGTACAGACGGGAGTGAGCCAAGATGCCAAGCAGTGTCGCCTGCGGTATAGGTTTTACTGGAGTTAGGTCCGTTGGCAAATGAATACAGAATACCACCGAGTACAGCGTAACCCCCATACACAGTGACTGAGCCACCTGAGGAAACTGCAACATGTCCCGCCGTGTTCGTACCTGTGTTCTGTCGATTGCTGTCTGCATAAGCCCGGTCATCCAACCGGACAATACCGTTGCCGTGTAGACCTTCATACAGATTTGTTAGCGATGTACTTGATAAACCAGCCCCGTCTTTTAGTGATTCAGATGAAGCAGTTTGTCCTGTAGTATGCCCTGATAGTGGGTTGACCATTTTAGTTCACCTCGATGATTGTTGAGAATATAAGTTCAGTGTCAGATGACTTCGTGATTGCGTCGTAGGTATATCTGAATAATGCTCGGTCAGCCGAGCGAATACACACCTCTCGGAGAGGTAATGTGAAGGAATCAACCGTAGTGAGTTTTGCTTCGACTGAAATCGTATTGTCATCGACGATGCGTACAAGCGGAGTGACGGTAATAGCAGGTCGACCTGCACCACCATCTTCACTGGTGGCAATACCTCCATCAAATCCAAAAACAACTTGAGTAATCTCCTCAGCCAACTTGTCGACTACGTATCTATGACCTGACGTTAATAGTGGCATTCAACCATTCCCCTTTATTGTCCATTTCGATTCAGATGTGCCCAATGTTAGCAATCCGTTTACTGATTCAGTCACTGTACCATCACCTCTAATCAATCCTCTGTCGGGATGCCCAATTATCAAACCTTCGGGTCTTATTTGCCTTATTGCAATAGCCCATGTGGTTTTTACTGTAATTGATGCACTGACAGAGTAGTTTTTCTCTGTAACTTGCTGATTTTCCTCTTGTCCATCGTCAAACATAGAAGAAATATCACCTTCCTGTGCTTTTTGTATCAAATCTTCTAAAGTACCTTCGATTGAGGACACTTTTATGTCAGAACGTCGGCCTGTAAGGTTGTGGCGTACCCTGAGAGCCATATTTTGGGTTTTTTGGTTAATGTCTTGGAATAAAACGACATCACCTGCCTCTACTTGCATAGAATTGATGGTTTCAGTCATCATTTTAGCACCCTTTGCTCGTTTGGCAGTAGCCAAGAACTTTCTACCTATGTTTTTGGACGAATTTCGATTATTTGCTGTTGGAGCGAATATTCCGCCCTGCACTTCACGCACGCCGTCCTTCTGAGACTCAATGTCGTCGACTTGAATGACGTTGTCATCGTTGTTGGCACGTGATTTACCTCGCACAGTGACCCTGTTAGGGGCTGCGTCCATATTTTCTTCCGATATTCCGCCTGAAACCATGTCCTGATGGATGTAAACCGACTTATTTCCACGTAACTGATGAATATAGGAGGTCATACCCTGTGCATCCGACTTAGCCATGAACCCATCGTGTCTCGACAGATACCTGATAGCAGTCAAAGCATCGACATTGTTGATGTCTTTAGCAACAAACACGTTGCTTGGCGCCGAAATACGGAAACCTGAGAGGGTTTTCCTACTACTGTTGACAATACGCTCAGCCAAGTCACTCGTCCGAAGGCCGATGCTTACTGGCTGCGCTATCTGTAGCGTCTTACCATCAAATCCAATGTCGTTTAGACTACGACCCTTGAGGTTATTCAGGCGAATACGTGTGCCTTTGGTTGCTGTTTCTATAGAGTATGGTGCTAAGCGCTCACGAGGGCTGTGCTTATTGATGAATAGGCTCGGCACTGTAGACGCCGCATCGAACTGGTCATCATCGTGGAATATACCTCCCCTAAATCTGTTACCAGCGGAAGTGGTGTGCTCGATTCGTATACTGTCATCCTCTTCTGTCAGGGTGTATGTCTTGTCACTCGATGCTTGGAAGTCTGTACGTATAGGTGCTGCTGCAACACGCTTTGTTGATGATGAAGAGTAAGCAGCATGTCGTACAGCGTTGTCGACGAACGACGGCTTACGGACACGCTTCATGACAGTCGGCTGGGCTTCGCTAAATCGCCCTGTCGTTCTGTTGTATGCGTCAGCCATGCTATCACTCTCCACTGTGGTCGCCCGTGTTAAAAGACGTATCGCCTGAACTGCCCTTCGGGTGCAGGGTTTGACTGTGACGTGGCTGTACTGTGAAATCCGATTCGCCATTCTCTGACAAACGACGAGGTGCATCACTGCGGAAGTGCTCAAGCGTGTTCTCACTCATGACGATACGAGCGACTGGCTGTGTTATGTCAGTCTTGACATACCCTGTTACGTCAACTCCGAGAATCTTCGGACCATCGCTCGTTGATGTAGTCACACTACTCGCAGGCTTAATGGCATACACTGGTTTGTACGGAGGCGACGAAGGCGTACCTGTACGAGCAGACGGTGTGTCACTCACATAGAACCCATATTTACATCCACCAGTAGCGGAATAGAAGTTAGGGCTGGCTTGAGGAGTGCCACCTGTAACCACTGGGTTGTGTCGGAACATTTGTACGTGTGACTTGTCAAGTGTCATGACAGGGCGCATCAATAACTCGATACTGCTATCAGTATTGTTGGTACGGTCAACCTTTGGCGAATGGTTTGCATCCTGATACGGGTTCGTTGAATCCGCCGCAGCAGTTGCACCCCAACCAAAGTCAGATAGCACACCTTCACGAACTGACCAGTCCATCACGTATGTACCGCCAAGCGCCCAAAATGCGTGAGCGTTCGATACACGCAACACACCCTTGACAGGCTGAGCACTCCAAGAGAGTGTAGTCATGTCAAGATGACCAAGTGTTTGACTTCCAATGTCAAGTGCACCACGCAGGGTTGTACGCTGCCCTACTTCACGGTCAGTGTGCAAACTATGAGCCTCTGTGCTCATGATAACATATTCACGACTGACACCGTCGTTGAGTTCAGCGAGCGTGTCAACATCCAGTCCAATGCGGACGCCATCTCCGCCAACAGGCTCTGCGAGCATCGAGTCAGCAGTTACTGACTCAATTCCTTCACTGACCATAGCAGTCGGTTTCAATAGACCATCCTCGTCAGCGAGGTCGAGTCTGTTGCTGATTCCACGCTCCGTTTCGTCAGACTGTAAAACATCATTGCGTGGTCGAATCAGTCCCTTACCGACCGTTGGTTCGGCAGTTGGCTGAGATACGACTAACCCTGCTGGCTCAACTGTTTCAGATACGTCAGCCAATAGGCTTTCGTTGAAATGCGTAGGCCAACGGACACCACGTCCGTCACCTCTGTCACCAACACGCATGGCACTCGCTGGGTTAAACCAGTCCGCAGTACCCATGTTTGAAGAAGCGTTATTGTCATTGTTGGCGTTACCGCTGTATCTGTCAGTTCCGTCACCACCGAACAGGCTGTTTGCGGCAGGTCGATGAGTGACGTTTGTATCAGCGTACGCATCCTCAGGGTCCCACGCAGGTCGGATACCGAATCCACGTACAGGGAACCGTCGTACATCTTCACCACGTGCATTGCCCCACCAATCAATCAGATAATAGCGATGGGCATTTGCTAATTCAGCAATACCCAAACCTGCATGGTCGTTTGGATACATGCGTCGAACAGATGAACCGTTGCGTACTGTTCGTACAGGGCAGCCAAACGGCTGTGTCATACGACGACCATCGCTGTATCGTACCTGTCGACCGATTTGGTCTTGATTGAGCATGGCACTGATTTGAGTCAGTCGCTCCAATATACCAGTGTAAGTTGAAGGGAAATCGTCACCCGAATCCCAGCCGTCTGCTTTGCTGTCTTGCTGAATGAATGAGCCGTGATAATATCCGAGCAGTGCATTTGTAGTACCTGTACCTTCAAGCCATCCTCTTACATATGGTGACCAACGTGGTCTGTTGTACGGTTGCCTTACCGAAAAGCGGTAACCAAAGCACGTATTTCGGGCATAGTCTGAGGCCGATGTCATCTGTGCATAAGTACGCTCTTCGATACCGCTATCATCACGGAACCCTACGCAGTCTATACCAAACAATTTGCCACCCCATCCGATGACAGCCTCAAGGAATCCATCAAGACGACTTGAGCCTGCGCCTCCACGAGAACCACTCGGCCAATAGCCTGCGAAGTTGTATTTATCTGAGCCGTCTGTGCCACCTTGATGGTCGAGTGTACCTGTAGCATCAACGAGCGCATCCATTTGTGCAGCGGTATATACAGTTCCGTCGTGGAAGTCGGTTGTAGCCGCATCATTATCAGCATCATGCGGTGGAGCAACCCACTTCATGCCGAGAGCAAACGGTCCTTTCGATGCCGCATAAAAGAAGTCATGGTAATGAATTGTTTCAAAGTGCTCAGGAATGTTGTTGAGCGACGCCTTGTTGACAGGGGAGTCGGCTGTACCTGTAGCGCTATAGAATGACCTACTGCTGTTATCAGAATAATATGTATACGGGCGTCCAAGATTTGGGTGCCACATGCACAAGAACGCATCGGGTGTGTGCAATGAGTTTGTATCTCTTGTACCTGCGAATGTCTGTGCAAGTGTGCGTGTAGCAATACTCGATTCAGAATTCTTGAATATGTCACCAGCCTTTCTATTATCATATGGCCCGCTAAGCCGAATGATTGTATCCGCTGTTAGGTTGGTAAAGAATAAGTTTGCTGTCGATACGCCCTCAAATGTTGTGGCTACACTAAGCGTTGTGTGAGCAAGCGTACCTGTACGGTTTGTATACGTAGCAGTGCGCCTT